TTGGCTTTCTGGGCCTCTCGTCACACACCGCTGCCCAAAAATGCTTTAAGCCAGTGAATCGGTCATCGACTAGTTCGTTTAGTGCTTGAGCAAGACACAGTGCTGTTACTGATTTTTTATTCAACTTAGAGTATGTAATCTTTTCATGAAAGAGAAATTCTTCTATTGTATTAAACGGCCTGTGTTCTATAATTTGCTCTATAGCCTTTATGCCTAGGCCCTTAATAGAAGACAGAGGCTGGATTAAAGTATTTCCATCTTTATCAATCTCCCAGTTAACTCCAGAAGTATTAACATTGAGCGGTTCGACCTTGAATCCTAGAGACTTAGCCGTTGCGATTGCTCTTTCTTTTCTTGTCTCCGGCTCCTTATCTAAGAAGGCAGCTAGCCATTCTGCTGGATAATAATTAAGTAGATAAGCACACTGGTAAGATAGTACACAGTAGGATACAGCATGTGACTTGTTAAAGCCATATCCTGAAAAGTACTCAAAAGTCTCCCAAAGTTCTCTTGCTTCATAATCTTTCATTCCTTTCTCGATGCAGCCCTTAAGGAACTTATCGAATATCTTGTCTTTCTCCGCTGAAGCGGCACCGGTGCCCTTCTTAGTAAGTAGTTTCCTGAGCTTATTGCCTTCATCTAGAGTCAAGTTCTTACCTAGTTTGTGAGCCAGCATTGCAATCTGCTCTTGAAAAATAAGAAAACCATAAGTCTCTTCTGTTACTTCTCGAACAATATGATTTACGTAATCAATATCACCTGGATCTGACTTTGCACCGATGTATTTCTTGTCTACGTTTGCAGATAAAGGGCCCGGGCGATAGATAGAGGTGATAGCTGCTAAGTCAATAATATTGTCTGGTTTTGCATTTTTGCAAAATGACTGAGCGCCTGCTTCTGTAAACTGAAATATACCTGCCCACTTTCCTTTATGAAAGATATTTTCCCAGACTTGGCTATCATCCAAGTCGATTTTTTCTGGGTGTAGGTTCTTGTCGTAGAAGTCTTTAATTTCTGAGAAGGACGGATTTTCAATTCCATGATGACGACGAAGTATACGTTCGATAGCGCCTTCCAGCATTCGCAGCGAAGCCAGGCCCAAAATATCAAACTTGATGAATCCCATTGGCTCAAGGTGACGCACGTTCTGACCCTCAGACCATGGTGTTTGCCTAACTCCTCCTGAGTTGATTAGAGGCATCCACTGATCCAGGTTTTCACCCACAACAACACCACCTGCATGTCGAGAGGCAGAACGTGTCTGGCCATACAGCTTCTCAATGTGAGTCTTGATGTGTGGATACTTTTGCAAAAAAGCTTGCAAAGATTCCGAAAACTCCATCAATTCCTCAAACGTTGGAGCGTATACTCCTGCTGTGATTCCATGCTTAGCTTTTGCGCGTGGTGTAGCCTCGTACACCATCTTGCTCGTTACGTTGTTGACTTCGGTAAACTCGATACCATAAAACTTCGAGATATCCTTGATAAGAGATCGAAGCTGCAAGGTGTTCCAGTTTGTAATTGGAACAACCGAGTTATCGCCCCACTGATCAATCAGGACTTCTTTCAAGACCATAGGATCAGATACATCGTAATCAATGTCTGGATATCCAGATCCGCCCTTTGTTAGGAATCTTTCAAATTGAAGCCCATACTTAATTGGGTCAACCTGAGTGATATTCAGCACGTATGCAACAAGTGAGCCTGCTGCAGAGCCGCGGCCGGCACCAACAAGCTGGCGGTCAACTGCGACATCAGCGATCGATTTCATTGTTAGAAAATACTTCGAAAAGCCCCTGTCTTCGATAACATTAACCTCATGCTTAAGGCGAGAAACATACTCTTCATTTTCATGGAGGCCAAGAGATCGCAGGCCTTCGACACACAGGGCGGCCAAGGTTTGGCCAGCAGTCGATCCTTCTGGAACAACAAAGTCTGGTAGCCTGACTGTGTTATCCGGTAAGAATGTTTCAATTCTCTCATGCGCAATTTGGTGAGTCCTCTTGATCGAATCGAGAATAAGGTTGTCATCATATTCGGCCCCGCACTCTTTTGAATACTTTTTATAGGACTCGAACATTTGCTCCCCGTTTTTTGGATAAAGCTCGTAACCTATTTCCTCCACCGACAATGGTAGTTCATCCGATAAGTAGTCTGGTCTTCCTTTACCAAGCCATCCTAGTCGCTTGTAAAGCTCACGGTCCTTCCACACATCTGCATTGTAGTAGTGTGAATCGGCAGTTGAAATAAGATCGATACCGAACTCTTGGTGCATTTGAATAATGTATCGGTTTAACTCATGCTGCTCTGGAACATTGTTCCATTGCAACTCTCCATACCATCTGTCCCCAAAGATGTCCTGCATCTTTTGAGTGGTTTGGCGCATGGCTCCGAGAATAGCATCAGGACCAGTGTCTCGGTTTTCCCAGTAGTTACCAGCGTAAACACCACCTAGACATGCTGATGCAGCAATAACACCCTCGTTATGCTTTTTAAGCAATGCGTAATCAACACGAGGGTAACGATAAAAATTATCACCGCTGTAGGAACGAGAGATCATCTTAAAGATATTTTGGAGACCTGTTTGATTCATAGCCAACAAGATAAGATGACGACGGCGGTTGAGGACAGATTTAATTTTCTTCTTAGAAGCACCTTCATCCTCTACAGTAGTGCCTGAATTATCTGCCTCGTAGTCAGACTTTTTCTTAGACTCTGCTTTAATCGATTCATACTCCTCCTTCCATTTTGCAACAGATGGGATAAAGTAAGCCTCACAACCAAAGATAGGCTTAAATTCCTTTCCTGCTTTCTTCATCTTTTTTGCATGTAGCACTTGCCAAGCAAGACCATTCATATTTCCATGATCTGTAAGTGCTAATGCATCCATGCCGTTTTCGTATGCAAAGTCCATGTGCTCCGGGGGATATCCCAGTGCATCAAATGGAGATCCTGCGACTGAGTGTGCGTGTAGTCCCACGAACGGGATGTTGCTTTTTGTTCTAGAGTTCATTAACTAATTCTTTCATGTCTTCTACTGTTTCTAATAGTGATTGTTTCACTGTCTCTCTACCATTTTTGAACATCTCTATTATAAAACGTTCTTGGGCGTTTGTCAAGTCTTTATACAAGTCAGGTAGCCCAGCATGCTCTTTTATCAAAGCTGGTATAAAGTCGTAAGATTCTTCAAGATTGTTCATTTTCTAATCCTCCTTTAAAGATGTATGGTTTCATAAACTTTCTGGTTGGTCTCGGTATTTTCATATCAGATATGTAGTAACTTCTCAGACTTTCCCAGCTGTCTAAGTCATAGTATTCTGATATTTCTACTTTCTTATCTGTTGATAATATATCATTATCGAATATTTTGTCAAGTGTAAAGTGACGACTAGACCATCTTTTTTCAAAAGGTATTGATCTAGAACCACCTGTGCACTGATTCTTAATGTGGTGTTTAAATTTAGCCCACTGCTCCGGAAAGAAAGTAAAAGACAGGTAAAGACCTTCACTCACCGTCTGCCCTTTATAAGATAGGCTAAAACTGTTGGGCCCGCGTATTGCATCTCTGTGGCTTTTTACTACGGTCGGATCGTAAATGCCTTGCGGAAAAGACGCAAAATATTTTGTAGGGTTCGCCCAACTACTTAAACGATCAGACACCAAGAAAGCAGAGAGTGATCCATGTAGAATAGACCAACCTAAACTATCGCGCCTGTCTCTATCTTTTTGTAAGACTGGTGTGTAAAAAACTGGTATCCAATGCTCGTGATAATCTTTGTTTTTTACAAAGTCTTTTTGGTCAAAAAACTTTGGGGACATAACATAATCTCCAATTCGCTCGCGGACCAACCCAGAAACATCATCGTTGCAGACAATCCATATACTATCGCAGCCGGCATAGGCACATTCGTAAACTGATCGTTCGACAGCCAAAAAGCCTTCTCTGAGAGGCTGAAGGTAGTCGGGCCACGGAAAATCAAAAGTGTCTTGTTTTCCAGAAAGTGGGATAATACCAGCCAGGTTTCTGCCTTTAGGCGCTTTGTTCATCTAATATCTCCTGAATAGAAAAGTGTACGAATTTGATAGTATCTGAATCTTCGTACAGGTTATTATCTTTTTCTTTTACTATTCTTTTAACATGTAGGACCTTTGGCTTTCTATACTTGGGTGTTCCGTTCTTGTAAAAATTCATAAAACTACCCATCACACCCACCTCTTGCAAGTGTCTTTCTACAACGAACCTGGCCATCGTGTCTGAGTAATCAAAGTTATACATTTGCTCTTGAGTCAACTCTGATTCTGCTACACAGTCTGTTATATAGTTTGCACCGTCAACTCTATCAGAGCAGTAAAAGTGTATTTGACGTACAAAATCTCTATCTTCAGATAAAGACTCGATTTCAGTTTTCTTTTCTCCAAGCACAGACAACTCAAAGTCATCAATAACTTGAAATGTCTTCTCCTTGCTGATTAGTATTTTGTTGTCAAAGTCAACGCCAGTTGGGTCAAATACGACCGCGCTATCAAACTGATATTTGAAAGAGGTGTTTCCTGAAATTATTTTCAGTTGATTCTCCGACACTCTAATGGAATCTGTTTCTTTTGCTGGTAGCCTTTTACCTAAAAGGGACAGCATAAATGCTATTTTTGCGTAAATTTGTGATTTTGAAACAAGACCGAAGATTGGAACTTCAGATTTTTGATAGAACAGTTGCGGATCTGGCGAGCGATCTATTAAGTAACTGTCGGTAACTAGCGCATACAGAGCGGATTCCAGGGAGCCACCTATGACCACCTGCCCTAGTAGCATATCCTTAACTCGTAATCATATCTAGCGCGAAGCGAAGCTTTCATGAAGCCTTGAGGAACTCTCTGGATGCTAGTCGAACTGTTACCTGATAAGCATATCTCGTCTAAAATGGACATCAAATCGTCATACATCTGCTGCTGATTTGAAGATAAGTCAAAAAGTCTACCTCCAGTATCATTAGCGTAATCTCTCCATGGAAGGCTTGATTCTGCAAATACATATGTTTTCAAATTAGGTGTCCCAACCAATGCTTCAAGCAACACCGAGTCTGTAACTCTTGGTACCAAAAAGGTTTGGTCGTGCTCATCTGTAAACACGATAATAATTCTATCGGCGTTTGGCCTCCAAGTAATTTTAAAATCTTGTAAATCTGGTATTGATCCTATTCTATTAGCCCATTGGGATGCAGCAAAGTTGTAGTTCATGTTAGCAGATATAGACCTAACTGATAAAAGTAAAGCATCTTTAAACATCTCACTTCCTGTGCTGTTATCAAATTGACCAACTCTAGCAAACGCATCTAAAAAGTCACTGAACTCTGCAATATCAGATTCAAGTACTAGGTTTTCTGTAGATGTCCATGTCCTGGGTATTCCCGGTCCAGCTTTAGGTCCTACAACCAGACCCCACTTCAGCTTATCTTCAGCGGCGAAGTCTTGGGCAAACCGGTTCATAGCCATTCTGACTGCATTGATATAATTTTCCATAGATCCGGACCAATCTACAAGAAACAAAATATCTGTCTCTGGTATTTCTTCCCCATAGTCAACAATTCCATCGCAATCATTATCAGCCGCATCGCAAACTTCCTCCGTGGGTAAAACTTCACCAGTGCAAACACCTAGAGTGTAGTTCGCTGAGTCGCGGCGGCCATACCACTGGCCGGCGTTACAAATCTGGGTACCGGGAACACACACACCAACATTTACTGTACCATCAGGACCTGTATAGCAAGGTCTTGTAAGATTTTCATCAATCAAAGTATCACAATCTTCATCAAAGTTATTGCAAAGCTCTGGCTCGATTCCAAGGCCAGCAAACTGGTCACACTGCTCACCTTGTGAGATCTCTGGTATCCAATGACAGGCTGCAAGACATTCAGTCATCTGAGTAATCTCGCACTCCTCAGTTAGACACTCACAGCTTTTAAATCCCATACCACAAACTAGAGGCGGCTCCATGCATGGTATAAGAGCACCAACCATTTCTGGTGGGCATTGACAGTTCAGCCCTTCATCAACGAGTCCGTCACAGTCATTATCTTCACCGTCACACTCCTCGTCAATCGGACGTTGAGCGGTGCAGCCTATCCAGCCACCATTGCCGCATATTTCAAGACCAGAGTTGCAGATAGTGGTGCATTCTCTGATAAGCTGCTCGTCAGCTGTACCATCGCAGTCGTTGTCTAGGCCGTCGCAAATATCTTCTGGTACGGTACCACACCCGTCACATGCATTCCTCTGGCCTTCATCAATCTGACCATCACAGTCGTTGTCTTGAAAGTCACAAATCTCTTCTTCTTCGAAACAAGTTACGCACTCGCCGTAATCTAATCTACCCTTATCGCATCGAACTCTCTGAATTCCTGATGTACCGTCTACTTCGCAGTCATAATACATTGTAAAATCCTCGTTGATACCGGGTGGACAATCAAATGCATGCTGGCATGCTGTCTCTTCGATTATTTCTGCCGGTGGACAATTAGGATCTCTATTGCGATCACAGGGTACTAGATCTTCTCCGCAAATATCTAGCATTGCATACTTAGCTTGAATTTCCACACCTCTAGGCGGACAGTACCATGTTTGCCTCTGACAGCATGTAGGATTGCAATCGCAGTAAAGGTCATCTGTGTTTTGAAGATTCAGACATGGATCAACGTATGCATCAACTGTAATGTCTGGGATTTCTACAATCTGTACATCTGGACTAATTACATCACTCGCCAGCGATATCTGCATATCTGCAGGAAGTCCTTGATTTCGAGCTTCATCATTACATGCGAGTGCAAGCAAAAGAATAAAAGAGATTATAAGTTTCATTAGTGCTCCATTTTGTGTTTCATATATGACTCTACTGAATGTGGAAAGTGCAACTTAGCTATATCAAGGCAGGCTTTTGCAACCTGCTGAATCTCCCATTGTGCTCCTTCGTGAACGCGGAGAGACACAAACTTTAAAAGGTTGTGCAAATTAACAGTCCCAAAGTACTGTGTGTACAGGTTCTGTGGAAGCACACCTCTGGCTTGCTCCCTGCATACACCGGAGGCTATTAAGGCGTTGTACAACGACAGGCTTCTAGTGTGATGGGCCTTTACAGATTCAGATGCAACTTCGTAGCTATAGTCCATGTATGAGGAATCAAGCACAGGGTTCTTAAGCTCATCGGTGCTTGCTTGTCTGTTTGACTTGTGCTGCATTCTAAATTTTCTTGGTTCATAAAAATTGATATCTACAGAAGTATATCTACGAGATATTTCATTGTAAGCCCAAGTACGATGCCTGTGATGCTGACTCCTAATAAACAAAGGAACGGTAAAACGAAATGTGATAGTACAGTGTTCAAAAGGCGAAGAATGGTTGTGGGCCATGAGATAGTTAATAAGCTTAATATCTTTCTCATCTACCTCATCCTTTTCTGATCCAAAGGATACTCTTGCCGCATTAACAACCGACAGATCTGTACCCATATGTGAAATGTACTCAACCGCACCTATCTTATCACCAAAGAGATCAATTCTCACTGGGCCTCCTATAAACACCTACTACATAATTTTCTAGTATCATGAAGTGAGTTTTATCTTTTAATTTTACTTCTTGAATCATAGACCTATCTACAACAATCTTGTTGTTATCAATGTTACTGTACCTTAAGTGTCTAAACTGTTCATGGCAGTCGCTAGCAATATCAATGACTGTTGCTTCAATGTACTGGTCTTGATCGGGATTATAATCGTCTGGAAGCAAAACTCCTGTGTTAGTTTCATTTTTGTGGACGTGAGGAACAATAAGTAAATGCCTATTAACAGGCTTTAACATTTCTAGTTTAGAAACCATTGATACGCCCCACTGACCTCTGACATTTATTAACGTAATCTGTTAATACTTCCATATCAGTTTCTGACTTGTAGAGACGATACGCTTTCACAGCTAAACGCATCTCCTCCTTTGTGAGCCAACCATTCTCATTGTAAGACTCACGCAGATCCTTGCGTTGCTCCTTAAAAGGCTCCATTGCATCTTCAATGGCTACAAAAGTCTTAATATAGTTTGCGAGGTGTTCCTCTTTGGTTAGTAATTTATCGTTATTAGAACTCATAACTTATCCTTTCATATCGAGTTGTATTACAATAATAGTATATTTTAACATGTTTGTCAACAGTTTTAAACAAATTTTACTTCACAAGCTCCGCCTGCACAAGCAACTTCACCTTTAAGATCTGTGTTATCTTCTTCCTCTGTAACCTTGGTAAGATCTATTCCGGTTAGGGAGCCCATCATTACTTCGTAAGTTTCCTTTGAGCAATCTTCGAATGGTGCCTGCGTATATGTGCCTCCATCGTAAGGGAGAACAGACAAGCCATTGTAGCTATCTCTATTCTCCCACATCCAATCACCCACATCAACCCACTCTGTATCTTTGATTGAGATTGTGGCCGAGATGTTGTGAGTGTTTTGGCCTTTTCGAAAACCAGGCTTCACCCACTCATCCGTAACATGCTTCACTCTTTTTAGTAACTGAAGGGCTGACTCTGTTCTAAGAATCGATCCTTCTGGGGCTTTTTGTGGAATAGAAATTACAGCAGTAGTGTGAGGGCTGAAATATTCGTCTTCAACTAGCTCGGAGTGATTTTCTAACAAGTAGCTGTAAATTGGCTCGTTCTTACCCACCCTAACTCTGCGAATGTAGTGGTCATTATGCCAGGCGTGTATTCCGGAGCTAGTTCCAAGAGTCAAACTAGTAGTACCTGCTGGCTTTACGCATGTTGTTCTCGCGGCTGGTTTTATACCCAATAGTGCTGCAACTCTGGCGTTCTCTTCTTTTACACACCTTGCTGCTTCTTTCATATCGAGTTTAAGCACTGCGCCTGATGCAATGCCGGTCATCGATACTCCGATAAGAGCATCTTTTTCCGTAGTCCTTCTCCATATATCTCTCAGGTAATGAAAATCTGTGTAGCTAGCTTGAAGTGTTCCAATAAAGCTAGCAGCCTGCACTCTTTCGTTTAGGTCCTCTTGAGATTCTACGTTTGAGACATTGACTTCAGTAAGATTACAAAATTGGTAGGGCCGCAAGCCAATCTCACAACAAGGATTAGTACCCCAGTCTTTGTCGTTTGAGAAGTAAAAGCCGGGCTCGCCTGCTCCTGATGCCTTCACTCTATCCCACAAGTTCATAAAATATTCTTTATCAATCTTGTGACGGAGCAAAACAACAGAGTTGTTGGCTCGACCTCGTTGTGGATTGGTTTCCCACCAGTTACCTGTCTTTGCAGCAATCATGTCCTCATCATCAGCCGAGAACAGTGAAATAAGTGCAGCCCGACGAATACCACCTGCCAGCACAGCGTCTGCTATATGACAAATCATATCGTGTACTTCGATTGGCTTTAGCTTATCTCCATTTTCCTTCTGCGAGAGCATTCCTTCTAACTTTACCAGGCACTCACGCAGGGGTTGAGGACCTGGGGCCTTGCCTCCAGAAGTAATGAGAGCAGCACCCTTCGGGCGAATATCTGAATAATCAAACCGGAGTCTAGATCCTCCGTAAAAGTAAGATTTTACTAGTGCCTGAATTGCATCAGCCCAGCCTTCAATAGAGTCGTTTACTAAGAATCTTCTAGTGCGATTCATATTTGGTCGTGTTACTTCAGGCAACTTTTCGACATGATGCTTTTGCACTGAGTAACCAACTCCTGTTCCTCCGAGTAAAAGAAACATAGCTTCGCTAAAGCAACGCCAGTCATCAGCCGGCATGAAAGCACAATTAAAAATTCTATTTGGAGCTACCTCGATAGGCTTACCACCAAACTGCATAGAACGCATAGATGGTAGTACCTTCTTATCATAGACCTGCTTATACGCTTTTCTAATTTGAAGTTCCAGCTTTGGAAACTTTTTGAGATGCATATTCATATTTCTAGTTACGAGTTCATCCCATGTCTCTCTCCTTTTCTCTCCCTCCAAGTATCTTGCGTACTTCATGTGTACTGTGATCTCTGATAAAATTTCATTTGATAGTTCCATTAATTTATTCCTCCTTTTCTTTGTTTCTTAAAAGCTGCATATTTTTCTTTCAAAGATTTCATCTCATCTCTTGCAGCATTTTGGACTATATCACTTGCAGTTTCACCTGTTTGAGGTAAAACTTTTATACATACATTGCTTGTGTCCATAAAAATTGGATACACTAATCCATCGGGGCCATTGCGGTTCTTTGCAACAAAGATTCGGCCCTGGTTAGTATTCTTGTCTTCAACAGTTCTCGACACTGTGAAGATAAAATCTGCTACAAAACATTTATTGAACGCTTCGGAGATTGACTCCATTGTGATCACTTCTGCGTTCAATCCAGATCTGTTAGTTTGTGATGCAGTCCAGAGTGGACATTCACAAATTTGAGCTATTCCTCTAAGCTCTTCGTAAATAGTTTCTAGTTGGTGCCTTTTCTCATCTTTTCTGCTATTTTCTGGTCGAATTAGGTCTCCGTAGTCTACAATGATCATATCTGGGACGAAATTACGCCTTTTTAGCTTCTCAATGTGATTTTTGATTGTCTGTATACTAGCACTTCTCGTGGGATATTCTTTGATGATAAGCTTACCGTCAATATCTCTGATCTCATCATAGATTTTTTCCTTGAAGACTATAAGATTTTTAAGTTCCACACCAGTAATAGCAGCATCGTAACGGCCCCCCACCACAGTATCTGCAAGCTCAAGAGTGTAATGAAGAACATTTTTTCCCGCTTTGAGAGCTTGGGCACCGAGGTGCACGAGAACCATTGATTTACCCGCACCAGTAGGAGCAACAACAACACCAAGCTCCCCTTTACCAAGACCTCCTTTAGAAATGTCATCAATATCTACCCATCCAGTTGTAATTGGGTCGCGGGCTTTCTTCATAAACCTCGCTTCAAAATCTGCTAAGTAATCATACCCTAGCGTATTATCTGACCCTAGTTTTAAAGCGTCATCTATAACTTTTGATACTTCATCAAAAGAAGAAGACTTGATTAATTCAACAGATTTGATTAAAGCTTCTTTAAGCTTTTGTTTTTTGCAGAAGTCAAGCGCAGTATCCTTGATAAAATCGGCACCTTGTGGAAGCTCACCATTAGCCAAGACTCTTGCGTAGTAATCTCTGATTCTGGTTTTGACTGATTCTGGTTCTCCGTCCAAACCTGATCGTATGATGGACAGCATAATATTAGATGTGGGGTGGACTCCATACTTTTTTCTATACTCCTGTATTTTTCTAGTGAAAACCTTTAGATGCTTTAATTCCAGAAAATTAAGATCTAGAACTTCAAACATTTGATCTGCAAATGTCCTGTCGTTTAAAATGAGATGACACAGATCTTCTTGAAAGGTTTTACCAAACTTTGAAAAACTCTTCTTTTCTTGTTCCATTGCTGTCCTTTTATATTTGTAATACTATAACATATTTTACTGTGAAAAGGAAGATATAATATGGTTAAATCTTTGTTCCAAATCTGTGGTTGTTACAGTTAGTACCCCGTCTTGGAGCATCAGTTTTCTTACTTGCGTTTGATTGTATTGTGGCTTATAGTGCTCAAACGTATCGTCAATCCCTTGTTTAGCCTGTATTGATAGCATTGGTGAAGATAGCTGCATAATATCATAGTTGTTTTCTATTAACTCCTTGTTTTCTAAAATGTTTGTGAAAACCTTTTGCTTGTTTTCTGATCTTTCGCATTCTGCGATAACATCAGATAAATAGTACGCTTTTTCCTCTTTAAGAAAAGAAAATCGTTTTGCTACAGTTTCCATGCCCACTCTAGGTACACCGGGTAAGTTGTCTGAAGAGTCTCCAACTATAGCTCTTGCAAGTGCAAAATTGGTTGGATGAATTCCAAACTTATCAACAACAGAATTTTTATTAAGAAACTCTTTTTGGATTGGTCTGTGTAAAATAGTCTTATCATCTAGCAGCTGAATAAAGTCTTTATCAGCAGAAACAATGACCTTCTGCCAGTCGGTAAATATGGTACAATTTTTAACGTAAGAGATAACATCATCTGCTTCCACTAATGGCTCCATAAATTGAATTACCGGTGTATGGTTAAAATACTCTATAATTCGCATCTGCTGCCATACCTTGTTATCCAAAATATCTTCCTCACCCATACCAACCTGCGACCAGTTTGTCCTAGGTGGCTTGCGGCCGCCTTTGTAATTTTTGTTCATAGATCGACGCTTTTTAGATCCACCCTTACCATCCCAAACTAAAACCATAAGATCAGGCTTAACTTCTCTAGTAAGCTTATTCAGAATGTTAACAAATGTCCTCATACCGCCGATTGGTGAGCCATTTGGGTTTTTACTAGGGTCTACTATGTATCCGCGGATAAACTGATTATACGCATCTACTATCATCATTCTTTTCATTATTATCTCCAAATAAAAAGCCCGGCTTAGAGCCGGGCTTGGTTAAGTGCCTATTCCTCGGGCGGAATTTCCTCCGCGTCGTAGAAATCAGAAGCATTGCCTTCTCTATTACTGAACTTCATAATAACATCTTCGTCCATAATAGTCAAGACAGTTTTTCTGAATTTTTCATCTTCAAGTTTAGAAAGCCACTGCTTGCGCTGGAACTTGGTTTCCGTACCGTCATCATGTACAATCGCAAACCAAGCCCCAGACTGTTTCAATCTTTCGGAGATTTGTATTGCATCAAACCAACTCTCCTCATCTTGAACACCAACAGCTTCATCTCCCCAAAGAATCTTAAAGTTGCAGGTTCTGCCTGCGGTCCCAAATCGAGACTTTTCCAATTTTACCTTAACTTCGGAACCGATTCGATATCCGTTATCGTCGATAATAAAACTAGCCTTTGCCTTCCTAGCAGTTAGCCAAATTCGTAAAGAATAGGCATACGGAAGTGCTTTACCGCCAGGAGTAACGTAAGGTGTAGTCATCGCTTGGGCTGGAGTCCTAGCACCTAAATTAGTTTTTAACTGATTAAGCACTAAGAGAGTAGCGTCTGCATCAGCGATTGGAATAGTTAACTTGGACAGACCTTTTGCTAAGATTCTTGGCTTTACAGCCATCGAAGACTGAGGATTGAAGTCTCCTTCAATGTCTGAAATCGATGGTGTAAGAGCCAGAGAGTCCCAGATGAAAAGCCACTTATTACCTGTTCCTAACAATTCTTCAATTGTTTCTAGAACAAATTCTACTGACTCTGCCTGAACATACATCAGTCTTTCAAGATCGCAACCAGCACGTTCAAGAAATGCTGGGTCGATAGCAGATTCTGAATCAAAGTAAACTACGTCTATTCCCATTGTCTGAGCGTTAGCTGCAACCTTAGCAGCCATAAAAGACTTTCCAGTTGCTTCTAAGCCGGCAATCTCTGAGATCTTACCAACAGGAATACCTGCAAGTTTACCTTTGCAAATTATAGAGTCTAGCCATCTAGAGCCGGTAGGAATCCACTCATTCACTTGGGTGGGATTGTTATCCTGCAGTGAATGTGCTACTTCTCTACCTGCCTTTTTGTTTATGATACCTCGAATAGATGCTATGTCTAGAGCACCTTTCTTTAGTTTTGAGACTTTAGGCATTTACTACCTTTCTTTCCTCTTTCTCCACAGTTGAGTCAATAAACTGCTCATCTGTTAAGAGCTTTTTTAAAAGCAATTCAATTCTGGA